GACTATTAAACTTTTGATCAAAAGCTATAGCATAATCTTCTTCATCTACAAAAGTATTCTTCTTCATATAATTTACAATCAAAGTATCATGAGGATTCATAGGCATAAACCCTTGCATAGCTGCATACATATTCTCTTTTAAGACACCATAAACATTGTTAGGTAAATCCTTGAACTCATATCCACACATCTTACACATCAATACGGGACGTTTAGGATCTAAGAAATAAATACCATATCTATTAGATCCACAATTAGGACATTTACCAGGTTTATCTTCATCTTTAAGAGCAGATTCAACCAATGCTTCGTGAACTCTAATTATTCTTGTAGGATCATTCTCTACCAAATTTAATTTTAATTCAGCAAAGATATTAAATACTTGACTCATATCTTTATCAGTTAATCTGAGATAATTATATTCAGTCTTCTTAATAATATAATTTTCTTTAGCCATTTGTTTAGCTCTAACTTCAGCTAAACTGGGATTCATATTAGGATTACTTCCACCATCTTTTACTTCAATGATTAGATTATAAGGAATATAATACATATCAGTTATATAAAGATGAGTTTTTCCTTGAAAATCATATTGTAATACAGGACCAGGAACTTGCAGATCTTCTGATTTTACTTGCAATACTTGATCAAAGAATTTTAATGCTTCTAATTCATAAGATCCAGTATAAGTAAATTCATGACCATCTTGAAACTTATAAGATCCAGAGATCTTTCTAGCTGCAAGCATTTTCTTTAATCCTTCGGGAGTAGCAGTAGGTCTATAAGCACCATACTTATCTCCCATTGTAGCTTTCATCTTTTCAGTCCAAGCTTTATCACAATTAGGATTACCACATAGGAAATTGTATCTGCCTTTATTTTCATCCCATTTAGTAGGATTATTGCAAATTCTACATTTTCTAGTATAATCTAAAGGTCGATTATTAATGATATGATATGCTGTTTGTAACGGAGTAAAACCTTCGGGCAATTTGTCAGTATGTAATCTTCCTAAATGTGTCACTAATTTAGACTTAGGGATTTTATTTTGACAAAAAGGACAAAGGTATTTTCTATCATAACCCATATTTTACCTCCTTAAATCATTATATCGATTATTTAAGTGTTCAGCCACTTTTTATTGCCCGAACTTTAATATAATTGTAACTTTTTACAACCAAAACAAAATTGTAAAATTGAGGTGAAAATCAATGATAAAAGAGCGTGAATATCTCTTAACAGTAAATGAATTCAATCAGCCAGAAGTACTAACTCAAAAAGCTGCAATTGCAATGTTACTAATGAGATTAATTCTTTTAAATCCTGGTTCAGATCCTTTACATCCTGATATGGGAGTTGGTATCATCAACTTCAGATATGCAATGGGAAGATTAGATGAATTAAAAGAAAGAGTATCACAACAAATTTCTACTTATTTACCTTGTTATCCTGCAGGTAAAGTAGATATTGAAATTGTAGGAGATCATTTCTGTGATATTTTAATTACAATTGGTGATACAGTTTATCGATATTCTTCTCAAGAAGCACCAGTTCCTATTACATTGGATACTGTAACCGATATTATTTAAGGAGGTCATATAATGCCTAACATCGAAGATCTTAAAACTACTAAATTTACACCATCTATTACTCAAGGTCCTAGTACTGTAAATGAGCAATCACAAATTCCTCAACAGCCTACAACTATTAAACGTACCACTATAAAATCAAATGGTATGGGAGTAGTTCAGGGCGAGCAGAAGACTACGATTTATCCTAATGGAACAGCTAAAAATATTGTTTTACAAAAGACAACTCAAGAACAACAACAAAAAGCAGATGCTGCTAATCAAAATCCTAAGGTAGTATTTTCTAGAGGAGTAAAACCTGTTAAAGATAATGGAGAAAGAGTAGCCGCAGATTTTTCTCATATTCCTCAGCAGAATGAAGAACTTGAGAGTGTTGGTATTACTAAGAAGGAATCTATTACTGCTGAAATTTTAGGACCAGGCGGCCCGTTTGAGCAATGGAAGAAAGAAAAGACAGAAGAATTTAAAGAGTATATGGAAAAGCTTGAAGAAGAGGAAGCTTTAGCTCAGTTTGAATCTGCTAGTGATAAAACTGAAACTAATACTGAATCATCTGAAGATGCTGATCTTGAAGCAGAGTACTCTACAATTCCTTCTGCTACTTTTAGACAGATTAATATTATGCAAAAGGAGAGTAAAGAAGAAATGTCAAATCAGAACCAAGAAACCGAAGAGTTTGAGAATGAATTTACTCCTGGCTTAAACGATTCATATGAAGATTATGATGATGGATATTTTGTATCCAATCCTGTAGAGGTTGATAAAGAAGAGCAGACTACAAATACTCCTCAGGTTGTTACTGAAGAAATTCAGTATGCTAAGCCTATAGAAGGTGCTACTGTAGATTCTTATGATAATGCTATTGAAGTAGAATCGGTTACAGAAGAAGAAAAGAATATTCCTGTAGCTAATAATCTTACTAGATCTGTAATTCAAGTAGATCTTTCTGATGAAGATGAAGAGAATACTACTACAGTAGCAAGTGATTCTAGCTCTGAAGATGAAGAACAGAAAGAAAATGAAACTATTCTTAAGAATCTTGTAAGAGAAAAGATTGCTCCGATCTCCAAGAAACTTGATATCAGTACCTTTACTGTTGCTAAGAAAGCTACAGCATCTAATAATATTTTCCAAGCTACTCAAGCTGCAGTTGCTAAGTGGGTTCTTCCTGCTACTGGTGTCGTAGTAAGTATGAGAGAAATGTCTGGTGCAGATCTTGAAAAGCTTAGAGAACTTATGGTTGATAATACTGTAAATCCTGACTTTAAGAATGGATTAAAGATTATCTATGATCATATTGTTTCTCCCAAACCTCAGAGTTATGAGAAATGGTTAAAGACTACTGCTAGTGCAGACTTTGAGCATCTGTTTATGGCTGTTCATATTGCTTCCTTTGGTGAAGCTAACTATATTCCTATTGACTGTGTAAATCCTACTTGTAAGAAACCTTATCTTACAGATAGTATCAAGATCATGGATATGGTTAAGTTTGTTGATAAGGAATCTGAGCAGAAGTTCTGGAATTTGTACAATAGTGATGTAACTGAAGTACAGGGTCTTTATACTACTGAGATTGTTCCTATGTCTAATTCCTTTGCTATTGGATTTAAGGAGCCTTCTCTGTATGATATCTATGTAGAGAGCACCTATTACAGTGGACAGTTCCAGGATAAGTATTCTAGTACAATGAACTATTTACCTTACATAGATGAACTCTATGTAATTGATCAAGTCAATAGAGCATTAGTTCCTATTGGTTATACTACTTACGACAACAATCTTTCTAAGACATTTAGATCTAAGGTTATGAAGTATGATAAGGTACTTGGTACTCTTACTTCTGATCAACATGTTATCCTTGCTACATATGCATCTAAGATATCTCAGAGAATTAATTGGTTTACTTATCAGATTCCTGAAACCACATGTATGCATTGTGGACATGTACACCCTGCAATTGAAGATCAGACACCGTCTTCAATGGTTTTTCTACGCAATCGACTGACTCTTTTGGCCACTACCTAAAGAAACTCTCAGTAGCAGTCGAATATATAAGAGGTCAATCAACTATTGGGGAGATGGCAAATCTCCCCAATAAATATAGTCACCAATTATATTATGAGAATTATAAGAGATTTATAGCAGCACAAAAGAATCCAGATGGTCCTGAAGCAAAAGAAATTCAGGCACAATCTATGGCTGCTGCATTTGCTGGCCAGTTATAATTTGAATAAGTAGAAAACCAAACCGTAGGAGGTATGTATGGATAGAGTTGAATTTCTACATGCTATTGACTATGGTGATAAAAGTATTAATGAAATCGTTGTAAATCATTTAGATCAGTGTATGATCTTATATGATTTGGTCAATAGTAGTGATAAAATAAAAAGAGTAGAAGATGGAAACAATACTGTTTCCTTTCAAATAGATTTAGTAGATAGTCAATCTACAGCAGTTTTAATTGGAAAGATTAATGCTACACCTAATTTATGTAGATATGGAAAGAATTTAATCAATATAAATTTATCTGCAGTTTCAGATAATTCTGTAATTTTAAAAATGACAAGATATCAGTAATTAATATCCCAGTAGGTATTAGCCTACTGGGATACTATTTTATATTTTAGATTCTTTCATTTACTACATCAAGAATATACTGCTTATCAACTTTCTCAAGCTGAACAGTATTTAAAAACTCTAAGAAACCATACTGTACTCTGGTCATATCAATAATCTTAGTAAAATCTACTTTACCATTATCACCAGAATAAGATTCCATTAATGCTTTATCTTTAACAATATAATTAGCATTATTGGAAACCATCTCTTCAAATACAATACGGAATCTATCATTCTTTACTTCATTCATTTCTCTAGCAGCTTCAATAGTAAGATCTTGCTTTTCTTTTTCTTTTTCTTCTTCAGGTTTATTAGATTGATTTACAGCTTGAATTCTTTCATCAATCTTATCAGCAATCTTTTCGATCTTAGCTTTATCTTCTGCATTTCTCTTGATAAACTCAGATTCTGCATCAGCAATTCTCTTAGCAATAATACTAACAGCATTGTCTACAGTTTCATCGTTCTCAAGTTTCTCAAACATATCTTCTTTAGAATCTTTAAACTCACCTTCATCATCAGTACTAGATTCTTCTTCCTCAGCACCTTCATCAGGTAAAGTATCTTCATCATCTAAAGCAGCTTTGAAACCTTCATCTGTATCAGAATCATCTTCAGACTTCTCTTCTCCAGAATCCTCAGCAGGAGCTTCCTCAGTACTATCAGAATCTTCAGTAGATTTTTCTCCATCTTCAAGATCATCTACAAGATTTTTATCTTCTTTAGAATCTTTTTCATCATCAGATTCTTCTTTTTTATCTTCAGAATCATCCTCAAGATCATCTACAAGATTCTTATCTTCCTTATCTTCTTCAGGAGCTTCTTTTACTTCTTTCGATTCAGTATCATCTTCGCCATCACCATTAGCATCACCAATCTTTAAATCTTCTCCAGATTCATTTTCATCAGAATCGGAGTTATCTTTCTTTTTATCTTCTTCTACTTTCTTTTTTGCAGCTTCAAGTTCCTTTTCATCAGTATCTGCTTCAAGATAAGCTTTCATATCAATATCATGAGCAGTCTTAGCACATTCAAACAAGAAATCAAGAAGATAAGTCTTGCCAGAATTTCTCGACATTATAGCATCGGCGCCACCATGTTCTTTAATATAATTCTTTACTAATCTTTGAGCCATATCAATTTCTTGCTCAGTTAAAGGCCCAACCTTTTGCAAAGCAGAAATATAAACAGCTTCAAGTGCAGTTTCAAGATGTTCATCAATTACAGCTTCAGACATTCTAGAAATCTCAGAATCTTTTAATTCTGCTTGAGTTCTATAATTATTCAGAGCTATAAAGAAATCTTCTTTTTCTTTTTTAGCTCTTTCGGTCATCTGCTTTTCTTTTGCAACTTTATTTTCAGCAACTTCTTTTAAGTATAAACAATTATCACGAATTGTATGATCTGGCTTAAACATACGTTGTTATCCTCCTTTTATTATGATACAATCTCGATTTCGATACAAGGTTTTAATGTGATACCATCTTTAGCTAAATCGTTTCTGACATTTACAAATTCAGGAACAATATGAGGATCACCAATATACCTTAATTCAATATGATTAATACCTAATCTGAAATCATTATAATTCATGAATTCAATGTATACAATTTGATCATTAAATTCTTCCTTAATATCATGAAGTAGATTAGGAATATGAATTTCTTTATCTCTGTTGAGATTTTCAAAGTATGCTTTAATATATAATAGAATTTCATCTCTTGTTTGAGCATCAGATTGTTGAGATAACTTAAGTCTCCATCTACTGGATAATGCAACATTTCCAATACTAGTTTCTTCGTGATCTCCAATAGTATAAGTTTCAGAATATCCATAAGTATTAAAGAATTTAAAGTCAATATCCATATTGTTTTCAACTAATCTTAAACAATAATCAATATAGTTTTTCTTACTTACTAATTGATTTACAAGATATGCAACTTTATCTTCATTCTGGAAATAATGATACCCTACAACAGGCATAGTATAGATATCATATCTTACATTATCTCCATTAGGAGAACTACATCTAACAATTTTATTGCTCATCATACTAGAGAAATTATGATAGAAGTTTAAACCACCTTCAATCTTGTAAACTTCAAGCAAGCTATAATTTTGAAGTCCAGGTACAATTGTATATAAAAGATGATCTTCGTCTTCATAAACTTCATCTAACTCTGCAGCAATATATAAATAAGCTTCACAGTTATTAGCAAAATAACCAGGAACAGGATTGGTAGTTCCGATTTCAGTAAGATCAGTTAACTCAATTTTATTAGTACTATCAAAATCTCCAGATGCAGTAAATTCTACTTCCCAATCAGTACCATCAGGGAAAGTTAAACCAGGACCGTAACTATAAGAAACAGCAGTACACTCTTTATATCTATAAGGTACATTATTTTGGAATATAATTAAGAAGCACTTAATCTTAATTCCAGTCATTTCTTTAGTTACAGGATCAACAGTAATTAATCCAAAGTTCTCATTAATACTCTGAATAATACTGAAAGTAAATTTATACTTTTCCGGATTAGTTAATAATTTTCTTTCAAAATGATTTATCATTGTACTAAATCCTACATAAGCTTTTTCATTAGAGTAATAATAATTGAAATAGCTATTGTAGTTTACAATAGATAAATACTTTGAAGTATAAATAGGATCAGTATCTAATAGAATATCATGAATTGTTCTGTAATAAAATTTATTAGCAGAATTATCAAAATATTCTGGACTAAAAGGAGTAGGAATATCAGATTCAGGAATAGGTACTGCATATCCTACTGCTCTATCATATATTAAAGTTGTTCCTGCAGGAATTAGATATCTTCCGTCATATGAATGATGAACTACATCTGTATCAGAAAT